CCTATCCCCTGTGTGCCTTGGCAGTCTCAGCCTCTCTATGGGCAGTCGGTGATTTTCCGGCGACTCGCGCAGCACTACCAGGGTCAGCACGCTGTGCCCATTCACCATCCCTGTACGCCAGTTGATGATGTCCTCGGCGCAGTACGAAAGGATCACAGAATGACCTCCGGCGCGCGTCTTGGTGATAGTCGACGTAAAGACCGTGCCGCCCAGCCTCAAGCACCTTTTCCAGCGTGCCTTGCGAGTGCTGGTAGATGCTCACTCCAGATCCGTTGGCGTTGTCTTGCAGATACTCCAACTTCTTCGCAACAGCCAGCGTCGGGTCCTTGTGGAAGGCAAGGCCGAGCAGGCCGTTTCGGGTGTGCCCCGTGGCGTTCTTGAACACAGCCCGCTCCCGGTATGCCTTGTTGCGATCTTTGTTCTCAAGCGATGTGTCGTGAGCGTTGATGTAAGGCAACCGGTCTACAACTCGGTGCTGGCCGGCGCATACGTCACGCACGGTAGACCAGCGGCTAAGCGCTTCGATGTAGTCCGCCCGTTTGAAGGAGACGTCGTTGCTCATCGGGCGTATCCCATTTTGATGGCGGTGACCGGTTTGATGATCGGGTACTCGCGGTGAATGAAGTAACCACCGCCGTCGTTGGCGTGGTCGTTACCCTGGCTCTTGTCCGGCTCGCCGTTCGGCGCCCAGATCTGCTGTTCCAGGCCGTCGGCGTATGTCGGGCAGGTGAATGGATTGACCAGGTAGCGCCGCTCGCCCTGTGCATTGCAGAACATAGCGTTCATGGCGTTGATCCGATCCTTAACCGGTGGGTTGGCCGCCGGCGCGATGACCGTGAAACCTGCCTGTTTGAGCATGGCGATATCGGTGAGGCTGGCATTGACCGACTTGCGCGAATCGCCCGAAGCGTCCGGGTAAATCCGGATCTCGCAGGTTTTTCTGAAGTCGTTGCCGGTGTGTTCCCAGTAGCGTTCCTTGATGCGTCGGATCATGTCCGGCGTGTCATAGCCATCCATCAGCTCGTCCACGGCGCGCGGAAGACCCTGATCACGTTTGACGTGGGTGATCGCCGCCATCTTGCCGACGTTGAAGTCCATGCCGATGAACAGCGGCTCACCGGGCTGCACGGTGTCGAAGCACTGGTTCAGCTTGCGGTCGTAGGCGTGATAGATCGAACCAGACGTCAGGTTGACGAACTGCCCATCCAGGTACGCCCTGATCAACTGCTCCGGGTAGGACTCCATCAGCGATGGGATGTAGTCGTCCGGCAGGTTCAGCTCGTTGTCGAAGGTGCTGGCCTGAACCAGGCCGTACATCTCCGCCAAAGCCGGCTTTTCGCGGATTTGCTTCACGAACTGCTGAAAGACGAACTTGAACCCTTCCGGGGTCGTGGTCACGTCCACGCCGTTCTTCAGCCCGGGCACGTTGTAGCGCATCCGGGCAATGATCTTGCGCCAGGCGTGCTGCGCCTTCAGCGAGGGCAACACGTCGAGCTCATCCACCAATGCATGGCCAATCTTGAAGCCGACGATGGTCTGCGGCTTCTCCATCGAGCGGCAGATCGTCGTGCTGCGGTACTGCCGGCCACTGTAGAAGTCGACCTCTTTGTCGCTCTCCTTCGTCTTGACCTTCAGACCCCAGTCGTAGGCGACCTCCTCGATGGTCGGGAAGAAGATGTCGCGGATCTGCGGGTAGGTAGGAGCGAAGTAGCCGGAGTTGATGCCAGGCCACTCCCAGACGTGCTTGCACAGCGCCGCGCAGCCGACCCAGGTCTTGCCCGAACCGAACCCGGCAACAAAGCCACGGAATTTATGTGGGAGCTGGAGGAAGTCAGCCTGCGGAACATTCAGGCTCGGCATCCGGCTTCCTCGCGTTGATCACTTGGACCGTCACCGACGTCGGCACGGTTGGTTCGCCCTCGTCGTCGACCTTCTTCTGCCGATTGACATAGACGTCTCCGACTTCCTTCGCGGCCTGTTCCAGGATCTGCATGGCCAGGCCGATGTTCTTCATCGTCTCGGCCTTCTCCACGAACCGTATGGTGCGCAGGCGGTAGGCACGGTTCGCGATCGGGATCTCGGCGGTCTCCTCCCGAAAGCGGGCGCGCGTATCTTCAAACAGCGTCTTCCACTTCTGGTTCAGGCTCCGCCCGACGTATTTGGTGGGGTCGTATGCCTCGCACTGTTGGCGAGTAACATCGATCCCGAAGGTTTCTTTGACCGAAGCCACCACTTGAGATGGCGTGTCAAAGCAGGCCAGCGCCTGTACAACAAAGGCTTTCACCTCGTCTCTGAGTGCGGCCATAGATGGGCATCCGTCAAAGTGCTGTCAAAGTCAGGCCGACTTGAGCAGACAGGTTCCGCAGGCCCTCGCAATGTTCATTTTCCCCACCTCAGCAGGATTGTTTGCAGCGTCCACCAGCTCCTGGACAGCCGGGCTCGCGCCATAGCGACGGACGACACCGACGAACTCTTCAACGTCGTGTCCGCGCATCTCAAGCTTGGGTAATCCGTCCTGGGTGAAAGCTGGCTGCCCGTACTTATCGGTCGCCTGGGCTATGTGATACAGCTCGTGTTCGACCAAGGCGCAGAAGTCAGCATCTGAACAGTGGGCGCAGTAGTCGGCAGCGAGGGTGATGATGTAGGCCGGCACGTCGCCGAACCAATCCAGCATCTGCTGCTCCATCCGGGCCTTCTGCCAGCCGCCGGCGCGGAACGCGACCTGCTCAGCCTGGCCGACGACTGTGCACCCCTTTTTCGTGAAGGCGGCAGACGCCCACATGACTCGCACGTCCGCATCGATCAGATGGGCATGGTCTGGGTTATGGATGCTGCCGGTGTCGGCGAGGATCTCCATCTGTAGCCATTCCCACATTTCGGGAGCCGGTATCAAGCGGATGCCGAAGTCGGATAGATCGGGCAGTTCAAGCAAGGACGCCGGAGGGTATGGCCTGTCCATAAATCACCGGGGGTTGAAATAGTGGCGCGTTGCCGCTATTTGTGGGGATTAATTCAATCGCAAGGAAAGCAGTATGGGTATCTCGGAAGACGCAAAAGTCGCTATCAAATCTGTGAAAGGCAATCCGAACCTTTCCAGATCAAGCGCCGTCGCAGCGGCCATAGGATTGATTGCGTTACAGGCCCAAGCGGGCAAAGTAGATGACCTTGAGAAGGCCCTAGACAAACTGTCCTGTCTCGCAACGAAGATTCAGAACGCAGCAACGTAACCGACTGGTGCCGCATCAACATGCGGCACACCTACCGTTCCATTACTACTTTCGAACCACTCCTCAATGATCCGGCGCAGAACCGGCTCGGTCAGCATGGTTGATGGTTTGTCGCCGGCGATCACTGAGCGCACTAGGTCGCAGGGAATCACGTGGACACCACCATCGGCCGCTACCGTCAGGTGCGGGCGCTGTTCAGCAATGTCATGGATGTCTGCGGTCATAACTTGATCCGGTGTCGCGACACAATTTGCTGATTCGCCAAACATGTCGCTTTTTCGGATTTAGGTATAGGGCCGCTTGCTGACTAAGCTCAATATGTCGTTCACGATGCCCGCGCAGTCTCAACTCTTGGAAAACTCGATGCCCACTGATCCCAACATCGCAATGAGCCACGCTCGGGCAAATTACAGGTACCTGGGAGAGGCACGAAATATTGAGCATCTGGAGAGACTCAAAGCTGGGGCGTACGGCTTCAACCGGTCATTGCATCTCGCAAAGGTCATAAGTGACGATCAGTTGCAGCAGCTCTCAGATGAGCTGCATGAAGCGTGTGCCACGGAAACTCGACGCCTGCAAAGCTAGCAAGCATGCCGATGCCTTCCCCATTTCGTCCGCGAAAGCTTGAATAAAAGCCACATACGACTAGGGTCAATCGATCACTCACGATGGTACGGCGATATGGAAGAAGTTTTTATCGTTCAAAAAAGGCCAGCGCACTCAAGCTCTGGAGAGAATTTTTATTACCGAATCGTCAACATCCGCACTGGCGAGCCGCTGATGGCGAACTTTTTGAGCGAGACTCAAGCAGAGGAGCGCTGCAACCAACTGAACGAGAGAACAGTGGATAGCTCACTGCAAAATGTCGTTATCCCATTCGGACGATGACTACATGACCCAGCTTAAGTGAACATGCGTAGCGATCCATGGCGTGACCTTTAACCATACCCAGACGCCAGTCAGAACAAGGCTCAGGTAAACCGCAAAAACTTGAGCTCCCATTTCATTACTGCCCTCACGTTCTAACGCTCGTTTTGATGCAGTGTAGCCTTAAATGAGAATTCTTCTTCTTTAACGACCGCACGTAAGATCCTGCCGATTCAAATTCTATTCGGGTTTGCGACTCGGCAGTTTGAAGTCCGTCACCCGGTCCGCGATATTGCGGATCTTCTCCACTCCCAGAAAACCAACCCAGCCACCGGCAAAGGTAGCCATGCTCTGTGGTAGGCCGAAGAAGTCCAGGCCGCTGATGATGGTCAGTGTTAGGCCGCCACAGATCGCGCCCTCCACAAGCATCTGGCGACGTGTGCCACCACCGTAGGTGATTCGAAGCACGGCCATCGCACAGGACAGCGCAGCCGCATAGAGGATCGGCGAATGCTGGCTCAACCACGCGAGCGCTATCGCCCAGGTGTCTGGTTTGTCTGGCATGTTTGGCATCTCTGTTCCTCCCCGTCAGGGAGCGATGATTAGGTGCAGGCATACCCTGCGAATTTGGATCAGCTCAAGCAGCACTCCCAACTCAAAGCCGGAAGTGAAAAACCTCTACAAATGCGGATGTTCTGTATAGATAAAACACCGTAAAAATGTGATGAAAATCAGCAAAATAGGAATTGTCAGACAATTATTTGAATTATCTCTAATAGCCAATATCACTAGCTCATGAGCCAAGAAGGAGCAGTACTTGTGAGTCAGGTAGAAACTTTTGTGATTGAGTACAAGCTCCACGGAAAACCGATGTCGTTTGTCATCCGAACCAAACTGATGAACAACGCGGAAGCTTGGCAATGGGCGAGCTGTGATGCTGGCATCGCTCCAATACCCAAGCCCGGACGCCCTCCTCTCAAGCGGTTTTCAAAACCCATGGCGGAACGATTTGGAATCACCGACGTGGAGTGGCGGGCCACTACCCCAGTCACCTGGGATGACGTCTGAGCCATGCAACTGAAGAAACAATCCACCGCACAGAGGCGCTCTTCGTGCCGACAGGGCGCATCTGATACGAATGGGAGGCATACATGAAAAGCAACCCCATAACCAGATCCGATTGGCACGCAGCGACCGACCGCAGTAACGAATTGTTTAAAGAAGCGGATCGGCTAAACGCCATAGCGTTCGAGCTACTAACCCATGCGGCTGAATCCCCTGAAGCGATGAAACGCTACACAGACGCCAGAGATGCCGCGGATGCCAAAACACTGGAGGGCAAAAAGGCATGGGACGAAGCAAGGGCAAAACTCAACAAACGTCCATGAAAAAGCCCGCACAAGGCGGGCAAAGGTAGTGCGCGGTGTATCAGGCCCCTGACTCAGGATCGCTGGCAGGCAATCCTCTGGGTTCCTTTACATCCACATCCTGAACGTTTGGCGCCTCAGTCTTCTCAGACTCACGGGAATCGCCACTACTGCCAGGTTCAGGGTGATCGGTGGATACCGAGTTCACCGCATCCACGTCAGTCATGTCTTCATCTACAGGTGCTTCGTCATCAGGCGGAAGCGGTACTTCAGAATCCCTGTACCGAGGGTCATGCCCGGTTTCGTTGTCAGTCGTGCGCGTCACGGCCTGCTGGGATTGGTTGCCTGGTGCATTCTCGTCGATTTCCATGATGCCTCTCCGATCGGTGCGCGGGAATCCGTGCTTAAGCGTGTGAGGAGCCAGGTCACGACAAGTGCCGATCATTGGACGAATGGCTGATGCGAGCAATTGCACCCCGAGGCCCTGAATAGGTGCGCGCGTCTTTCCGCGCTGTCAGCCAAAGACCTTCTCAACGTCGACGCCCCATTGCATCGATCTCGCTGATCCAGTCTCGCGCCACCCTGAAGCAAATGGTGAGGTCAGGGATCACCGACTGCCCATAGAGAGGCTGAGACTGCCAAGGCACACAGGGGATAGG